GGAGGAACCCTACGATGCCATAGCGGCAAAGCTCGCTAATGGCGGGCGCATCCGCATCACCAGCCAGGAACAATTCAATGCGCTCTCCGAGCCGCAGAAAGCCGTGGTGCGAGCGGCAGTGGCTACCGGCGGCAAGCTTCGCGCCAATGATGCCCTGCGCGTGTATCAAGATACCCTCAAGCAAGCCCGCGCCTCGCAGGTGCAGACCGTCAAGACCAGCGATGGCCGCACGATTGATATGCTGAACGGCCAAATCATCCCGCCCGCAAAGCAAGAGGAGCCGGTAAAAATGGAACGCTGGAATGCGGACGACGGCACGGTGATGCTCACCGATCCCACCTCAGGCCGCACCTTTCCCGCATGGAACGAGCAAACCGGCGAGCCGATGCGCACCGCGCCAAAACTTTCCGAAGGCCAAAAGATGAAAGCCACACCGATTCAAAACCGGATCGACATGAACAAAGGCCAAGCGGCCCTCCTCCAAGGATTCACGCCAGACGCCAAGGTGAAATGGAACGCAGAGAAAATGGAATACGAGACCCCATGGATGGGTGGCTCGACCGTGCAGGATGAGATGAACCGCCTCGCCAAAGACACCGAACTCCAAGAGAGCAAACTCAACAACATCCTCAATCCCTCGGGCAACGCCCCCGCCAAATCCTCCCCCGCGCCGAAGGCCACGCCTTCGCCAACGCCCGCCGCTTACGGTTCGCCGGATGATGTCCGCGCCGCCGTGCGCGCTGGCAAGCTAGATCGCGCCGCCGCCGCGAAAATCCTTCGCTCGCAGTTTCAATTTCAATGACCGCCGAAGCCTTCCTCGACGAAGAACTCCCTTCCGCCGAGGCGTTCTTGGATGCGGCCGAGCCCGCCCCGTCCATCAGCGCGGAAGCGTTTCTTGACGCCCCCGAGGAGCCGTTGCCCTCGCCGGTGCCGACGCCCTTCGAGGAGCGCCCGACCGGCATGGTGGCGCTCGATCCTGTGCCCCAGGCGAAACCCTCGCCGCTGCCCAACCCCGCCGAGGAGCAGACGGCCAGCCTCTCCCGCGATGCGCTCGCCGATGCCAATGCCAAGCGTGGCATTTTCTCCCCCGACTCCGCGCCCTATCGCCTGATCGGCGAGCAATTCGCCATCGACCCGCTCCGCTATGACGAAGCCGCCGAGGAGTTGTGGAAGGATGGGCTCATCGACTCGGATCAATACTACCGCATGATGAACGATGCGGTGGAGATCAAGCCCGCCGCCCAGCGCCGCCGCGCCCTGGAAACCCAAGCGGGCACCAACCCGGAACTGAAAGCCGCCCTCTACGGCCTCACCAAAGGCGCGATCCAAACTGCCGGAGCCATTGGCGTGGGCGGAGCAGCAGGAGCCGGGCTGGCTGCGACCGGCCCCGGAGCCATTGTCGGCGGCATTGCCGCAGGCACCGGCACCGCCATGGTGTTGGGCGACATGGTGGATACCTTCGCCGAAAAGCTCGCGCAGGAGAATGAAACCATCGCCTCGCTTCTCGCCGCCAAAGAACTTTTCCCTGGCTACGACACCGCCGGGCAACTCGCCAGCGTGGTGATCCCCGCTCCGTATGCCGTGAGCAAACTCAAGACCGCCGCTTCCCTCATCGCCACAGAGCGCGGTGCGGGAGAGGCGGCCAAGTTTGCGGCCCGAGTCACCGGCACGGGCGCAGGCATTGGCGCAGCGACCGACCTGGCCGTGCAAGGCGGGATGGCTGGCGTGAACCTCGCCACCGGAAACCCCGTGGATTTTTCCATGGAATCTCTCGCCGTTTCGACCGCCCTCGGCGGACTCACGGCGGGCCTTGGCGTGCGCTCGCAGAACAAAATCTACAAGCCCGAGGAATTGGTGGGGCTGGAACGCCGGGCGCTCGATGGCACGGCGAGCTTCGAGGAATTTCGCGACTACTCCACCATGCGCGCAGCCGTGGAGACCTTGCGCAAGGATGACCGCCTGCTCTCCGCCGATGCCGTGCGCCGCGCCACCGCCGACTTCATGGGCACCCCGGCCCTTGATGTCACCGAGATCATCAACCCCCGCTTCCAACAGCAAGCCCTCGCCGATGCCGGGCTGGTGCTGCCCTACGCCGCCGCCCCCACCGCCGCGCCAGTGGCCGGAGCTCCCGTGGCCTACACCGGCCAAGCCTTCCTCGACCGTGGCGGCCCGGCCCCCGCTTTCCAAGGCGGCACAAACGCCCTGCCCGGCCCCGAGGGAATCCCCGCCCTGCCCGGCCCGCTGCCGGAAGCGCCAGCAGTTAACCCACAAATTAACCCTGCCCCCGCGCCGCTGCCTGAGTCGCCGACCGAATCGACACTCCTCGAAGCGCCGATTGTGGAATATCCCGTGGCGAATTTGAAACTCTCCAAGGATGTGCCGAACTTCAAGGAGAACGCCGACCCGCAGACCGGCGTGGTGAAGGGCGAGGCGTTGCAGGGCCAAGTGGATCGCCGGGGCATGGCTCCGATTGTGGCTTGGCGCAGGTTGAACGGCCAAGTGGAAGTCATCAGCGGACGCCACCGGCTCGACCTCTTTCGCCGCAATCAAGTGGGGACAATACCTACCCAGATTTTCAACGAAGCCGATGGCTTCTCTATACAAGACGCACTAACCTTAGATGCAGAACTCAACATCCGCGATGGACAAGGAACAATCAAAGACTATGCAGACTACTTCCGAAACTCCGAAATCGGCGAACAGCAAGCAACTGAGAGAGGACTTCTATCGCGCCAGAAGGGAATATCCGGCTTCGCGATTGGCAAAGGTGGCAGCGATGATCTCTACGCAGCCTTCTCAGCGGGCAAGCTCTCCGAATCCAAGGCCGCAGCCATAGCCCTTGCCGCCCCCGGCGATGCAGAGATGCAGCGCGTGGGGATGCAGTTTGCCAAAGAGCTTTCCGCCCCGGAACTCACGAGCTTCATCGCCGTGAACCGCCGCGCCAAGCAGCCGGGAGCCAAGCAAGGCGACCTCTTCGGCAACTCGGACGACAATTTGAATGCCGCCGTGGCGCTGGTGAAAGCCAGCCGCAAACGCATCGGCGAACTCGACGACCAAATCCTCTCGGTGAAAGGCGCGGTGAAGCGCCCCGAGGCCGCCCGCAAGATGGGCGTGGATGTGAACGACCCCGAGGCCATCCGCACCCGCATGGTGGAACTCGAAGCGCAGAAGGAGAAATACATCCGGTTCTTCGACCACCCGGAAATCCTCAGCGAAGTGCGCGCCCTGGCTTTTGGCGAGGCCGCGCCGATCAAGCCGCCGACCATTGCCACTAATGGCGAGGGCAATCTGATCGCCGAGGGCGAGATGCCTTTCAACCTCACGAGCGAACCGGAACCCGCGCCTGTCGCCATTGAACCAGTGGATGAGGACGCCGCCCGCCGCGCCGCGATCCGCAAGGCCGGTGAGGAGAACACCATGTCCCTCTTCGATGCCGGTCCGCTCCCCGCCGCCAAGCCGAAAGGCAAATCCTCTGGCTATGCCGACGCCGGGCCACTCACGGCCCCGGCTCCCGTGTCCGCCCCAGCCGCGAAGCCGGACATGGCCACTTACTCGGACGCTCAAATCTATGCCGACTATCCCGAAGCGGTGGGCGTGGTGCGCACGAAGGGGCCGGGCTGGACAATGCCGCTCATCCTCGGCGGCACAGACAAGGTGCCGGTGATGGAGATGCCGGAGATCGTGGAGTTTTACCGCTCACTTGTTGGGCAAGACCCGAGCGTGCGCAATTTGCGCAGTCTGGGGCTTTTCAATCCAGCCTCCGGGAATGTTTCCATCCGCCCGGACATTTTCCAAAACGAGCAAAGCGCCCTCATGACGCTGGCCCACGAGATCGGCCATGTGGTGAGCTGGATGGACGAGCGAGACATCCGCCTCGGCAACCTGGGCGGGCACATCATGAATGTGCAGAAGTTTTTGAAAGGATCGTTCCCGCTGGATGGAAAGAACATTGCCGTAAAGGACATCAAAGCAGAATTGATCGGCGTCTCGGAATGGTGGAAGCCCATCGACCATAAGCGTGCTCCGGCTCCGTATGTGAAATACCGACACAGCGCGGTGGAGCTGTATGCCGATGCCGTCTCGGTGTTGTTCAACTCGCCTGCCGACCTGGAGCAACGCGCGCCGAATTTCTGGAAAGCCTTCTGGAACTACGCCGACGCCCGCCCACAGGTGAAGGCGAGCTTGTTTGAAATCCAAAGCCGGATTCAGAACGGGCGGGAGGCCGTGCTGGACAAGCGCCTGGAGCGCGACTTGGCCTCTTTCAAAGCCGGGCGCGAGACTTTCCTGCGCAAGCACAACGCCGCCCAAGAGCGCCGCCGCTCGCTCACGGGCTGGTGGGAGGATGTCAAAGACCAATACTGGGCCCGCTACCAACCCCTCATTGAGTCCGCCGCCAAGGCCCGCGCCGCCGGGAAGATCACCCCCGCCGAGGAGGACGCCTACCGATGGATGACCGAGGAACACCCGCTGGCCGATGGCAAGCTGCAACTCCACCTCGCCGATATTGGCCGCCTCTACCAAAAGCTCGACGAGGCGGGCATCTCCCGCGACCTGCTCGGCCTCTCGCTGAAATACCACCGCATCGCCAACGAACGGCTCGATGTGATGCAACAAATCGACGGTGAGATGGTGAAGGTGGGCGAGACGGGCCGGGCCGTGATGGCCAACCCTGGCGGCGAAACCGCCCGCACCGCCACCGAAATGCTCGCCAAGCTGCGCGCCTCGATGTCGCCGGAGCAGGCCGCCGCCCTGGATGAAACCCTCTCGGGCTTTCGCGCCGTGGTTTTCTCTGTAATGGAGGATGCCAATGCCTCCGGGATGTTCAGTCCGCAACTCTGGGAAACTATTAGCAATAACCGCGAGAACTACGCGGCCTTCACTCCGCTGGAATATGTGGAGGAGTATTTGCCCTCGGCCATCAAGAAGCAGATTGGAACCTTCAAGGAAATCGCCGACCCGCTCCAACAAACGGTGCTCAAGATGATCTCGATCCACCGCGCCGCTCAGAACAACCGCTTCAAGCTGGGCGTGGCCGACATGCTCCGCGAAGTCGCGCCGGAACTCATCACCGATGCGCCGATGGCTTACAACGGCAAGGCCATGGTGCCACAGCCGCCCCGCGACAGCGATCTCGCCTTGCTGCAATGGAAGGACGCCGGGCAACTCCAGGGGATCCATATTCCCAAACGCTACGCCGCCATGTTCGAGGACAAGAGCCCGTCGGAGCGCGATGCCATCCTGCGATTCCTCGCCACGGGATTCCAGCGGGCCGTTTACGGAGCGATCATCCGCTACAACCCGGCCTTCCAGTTTTTCATGTCCCCGGCCCGCGACCTTCAACGCTCGCTCACCAACATGCCGGGCGGAGTGAAAGGCCGGGCCAAATTTTTAATGAACCTGTTAAGCCCGCAATCTTGGGGGGCCTCGGTGGATTGGGCGCGGGGAGATATTGGGCGCTCGGCCCTCCTGCGCGAGATGGTAGAGAACGCCGCCGTGGGCGGGCCGCACTCGGCCTTTGGCGGGAAATTGCAGGGCGATGATGATGCGCTCGTGGCGATCCTGCGAAAATTCCACCTTCAAGACCAACCCACCCGCAATGCGCTCCTGCGTCCTGTGATGAGAACGCTTAAAGCCATCGAGTTTGGCGGGCAAGTCCTGCAACTCCTGCCAAAAGCCGCCGCCTATCAGGTGATGGTAAAGGATATGGGGATGCCCGCGCCGCAAGCTGCGAACTCGATCCGCAACCACATCGGCATTCCGAACTACTACAAGAAGGGCCGCAATGTCACCTCCGCCGGGGCGTTGGTGCCGTTCCTCAACATTTTTCTCCGCTCCTACGAATCGCTCTACCGCAATCTCTCGGGCAAGGAGCGCAACATGGGTGGCAAGGAATGGTGGATCGCCTGGGCGCTGACCGGCGGTGGCCTCTACGCCGTAATGCAAACGCTCGCCCGCGAGGGAGTCTTTGGCGAAGACCTCCAGCGCCTCTACTCCCGTGTGCCGAATTGGGACATGACGAACTTCGGCATTGTGCCGCTCGGCGAAGTCTCGACCGGCGACACCGGAGGCAAGACGGTTTACCTCCGCCTGCCGCAAGACGAGGGCTTGCGCGTCATTAACGGCACGGTGGCGAAGCTCCTGCAATCTGGCATCCGCACGGCCCAAGGCGACCCGACCGCGCCAAAGCTCGGCGAGGTTTTTGACGGCATCAGCAGCCAGGTTCCCGGCGTGAATCCCGTGGTGGAAGTGGCACAGAACTGGACAACCTTCCTCGCCGGGCGCAACCCCCGCGACGATTTCCGAAACAAGAACATCCTCACCGAGGATCAATGGCTGGCCGGTGGCTGGGACGCCGCCAAGCCAATGCTGGGCTGGACGCTCGGGGCCACTGGCATCACGAACTTTTTCAATTACGATCCCGAGGCGGACACCTTGACCGAGATGGCCATCTCCTCCACGCCGGTCTTCAACCGCCTGCTCAAGATCAGCGACCGGGGCGTTTACCAAAACGAGAAAGCCGTGGATCAAGCCGATGCCCGCGACATGGCCAAGGCGCGCCTGACATTGCCCGATTTTGTGCAAGGGCTACGCACAGAATTTAACTACCTCAAAGGCCGAGGCGACCGCCGCAGCGAGCGCGAGAAAGACCGCTACAGCGAACTTCTCCTCTGGAACCGCTCCTACCGCGACGCCATGGAGCAAGTGGAAACCTCGATGGAACAAGGCAACCGCCCCTCCGCCCGAGACGCCATCCAAACCCTCATCCAAGAAAGCCGCGACTACCGGCCCGCGAACTAAAGCGGGTCCGGCTCGGTCACGAGGTCGTGATAATAAGCCCAGGTGGTCTGTGTGCTGGCATGGCGGAGCATCCGGCTCGCCACCTCCAACCCGTCGCGCATGGCAATCTCCGCGCCGAACTGCATCCGCAGATTGTAAGATAATTTTTTCCCACGGCGTGCGAGGAACTTTTCGACAAAGCGATTGATGTCCCGCTGGCAAAGGTTCTCTGCGTCGGTCTTGTTTTCCCTGGGGATCACATATTCCTGCGCCTCGGGGAAAGCGGCGCGCAACTGCGCCAGCAAATCCTCGCGCACCGGCACCGCACCATCCCGGCCCTTGGGATAGTAAAATTGCCCGCCGCCCAAGTCGCGCTTCACAAAATCGAGCGCCTTGCTTTTCTTTCCCTGGCGAATCCACGCCCAGCGAAGATCCACGGCCTCGGTATTCCGCAGCCCACACCACCGCATGAGCGCAAAGACCGCCCACACGCGCCGGTCTTGTGGATCGGCGCTCTGGCGCAACCGCTCCGCCGCCTCCTCCATTCTCTTCAAAACCTCGGGAGAGATGCAGACAAACGCCGACCTCTTTACCGCGCCCTTGCCCTCCCGCCGCCTCGTGGAGAACACCACGGAGCGGAAGTTTTCCACCGGGGGCAATTTCAAAGCGGCATAGGCATGAATCACGCTCGGCTGCACCACGCTCTTGATCGAGGCCACATCGGAGCGAATGCCATCCTCGCCGCGCCCGGCCTTGGCCTGCTCCTGAGTCCACCGCCGCAGCGCCTCGCCATCGAGCGCCCGGTCTAGCTTCACCTCACGGGGGCTGGTCGTCTCGAAAGCCGCCTCGACAAACCGCTCGAAGCGGCGCGCCACGGCCTTGGCGCTTTTTATCGGCCCCGCCTCCTCCCAGCGATCCATGAGCTCGCCCACCGTGGAAAACCCCGGGCGAGCGACAACGGCATCGAGCGCCACCTGATCCTGCTCGAAAAGCGCCCTTGCCATTTCCTTCGCCTTACGCTCCGCCGACCGGCGCTCGGATTTGGAACGAATCTCGGTGCTGCGTTTGTAGCGTTTGCCCGCAATCTGGACGCGATAATACCAAGCGCCCTTCTCCTCATCCCAATAAACCGAAGCCTCGCCATGTTTGCGGATCTGTTTTGGGGGGCCACTTTGGGGGCCACTTTGGTTAGGATTCATGGATTAAATGGGACAGATGGAACAGAGCAATGTCAAGGCCAGTTGATCGTTTTCCCTAGTGAAATGCCCGAAGGGGGCCACTTCAAGTGGTGCGCCCCCCGGGACTCGAACCCGGAACCAATTGATTAAGAGTCGGGTTTTGTGGTGTTGACTGACAATACATTAGATAAAAGGGGGCCACTTTGGGGGCCACTTGGTCATTCTTTGTAGCGGGGGATTTTGCTTTCTTCGGGTTTGGCGTGGGGGTTTTGGGCGAGCCAATTTAGGCCGTCGCGAATCCAGGTGGCTAAGGGGTGGGGCTGGGCGGCGGCGACCCAGGCGGCTTTTTCTTTGCGGGTGACGCGGAGGATGACTTGGCTTTCGAGGGGGTCTTGGCCGAGTTGGGCGTTTTTGTTGCCGGTGGGTGCGGGTGGCATTAGGGGTGGGTGCTTTCTAAAATTTTTCCCGCGCCCTCCGCCGGGATGTTCTCGAAAGTGGCGGTGGTGGGTTGGCTAAATTTTCCCGCGCCGCCTGCCGTGATGTTCTCGAAGGCGTTGTTGGGGGTTTGGGTGCGGCTGGGCGTTTGGCCGTTTACCAGGGCGGGCAGGATTTCGGCGTCGTCCTGGGCAAGTTCGGCCTCGGTGGTGTGGCCGGGCGGGATGTCGAGACGGTGAAGCGCCGCCTCGAGTTGCGAGGCGGCGCGGGTGAGTTGCTCGGGCGTCATAGCGTTTTCATTTTTCGTTGGTTTTTGGGTTGGTTTTTAGAAGGAGGGTTTCGGATTTTTCGAGCGCGTGCTCGAGGTCTTCGAGGTTGTATTTTGTGGCTTTGGGCTTGGCAATCTCGGCGCGGGTTTGCCGGACTGACAGGACAAGGTGCGCCAGGGCGTTATAAAGTCGGTTTTCGGTGCTCATGCGGCGGCCTCCCGGGGGAATAGCTCGGCTTGGATGGGTGGCGGCTCGGGCGGGCTTTGGTTGGCGGCTGCGGGGATGTGGTCGCATATGAGATTGAAGGGGATTTCTGTTTCGAGGAATAAATTGCCTTCGCCGTGGGTGGTGATGGTGGGGATCATTCGCCGTCCTCTCCAGTGGCGGTGGCGATGGCTTCGGCGATCTGGTCGCGGAGCTGCTCGCCTTCGGTGCCTGCTGCGTCTCGGGCGTCGTAGGTGTCGCCTATGGCTTCGAGGGCGGCGCGGAGTGCTTCGAGCATTTGCGGGGCTGCGGCAATGAGGCGGGCGTTAGCGTTTGCTTGCTTTATACTTTCCGCAACGATTGCATCCCCCGAATTTGTAACTGATTTAAGTGTGCGCCATTTAATGGCTGGGTGTTCTGCAATCCATGTTCCGCCATTGTTTCCAATTATTGCGATGTCTGTTAAATACCACGGGCCGGGCGTGTGTTGTGTTGTTGTGCTCATGTTTTGAAAGTTGGCGAGGGGATCGGACCCTCGCCGGGTTGGGGTCAGGCGGCTTTCAGTTTCTTCATTTCCTCAGCCAGGGCCCAGAGGGCGCGGTTGATGTTGGTGTTTTGGTCGATGCCTCCGATTTCACGGGTGCGGCGACGGGCTACGAGGCGGCCGTTTTCGTTGCGTTGGACATAGCCAAGGCCACCGCGGACGAGGTTTTCCTGCACGGCGTTGAGCGTGTTCCACATGGTCGGGGCTGCGTCCTCATGGCGGCGGAGGGTGAGGATCTGCTCGGCTTTGACGGGTGCGGGTTTCTCGGGGTCGTCATATCTGGCAACCAGGGCGGCGCGGGCGAATGCTTGGCGCTCGCCTTCGGTGAGTCTGAGGGCGGCCATTTCGTTGACGCTCTCCGAAACCTCGGGGAGCCGGTCGAGGATGCTGATACAGCCTTCGATGACTTGGCCCTCGATGTTTCCCTTGTGGGGGATGCGGATGTCGTCGATGAGGTTTTGAGCGACTACCATGCCGTTGCCGCAAACGAGGCGGAAAACTCCGGCCATGAGGCGATAGGCGCTTGTCCCGTCATGGGAATTGAGAAGGACGATCTCGTTATGCGTGCCGCCGACCTGGAGCGGCTGGCTGTCGTGGCGGAGGCGGATGAGGTGCTTTGTGAAGCCTCGTTTTTCTTCCTCCCGGCTGCCGCCTTGCATGACGGCGTATGGGCGGAAACCCTCACGGGCAAGGCCGGTGAGAATTTCGCTCGTTGGGATGTATTTGTAAGCGGCGGACCGGCTGCCGTGGGCACCTTCGGCAAATACCGAAGGAGCGATCTGGCGGAGGCGTTCGGGTTCGATGGGGCCGGTGCGGCTGGTGAAGTTTACGGCTCCGTTGCTGCGGGTTCTTGCGAATCGATTGATTGTCATTTTTCGTCTTTCTTTTAGAGGTGCCCGGTGCCGCCGGGTCGGAGACTGCGTTTTGCGGTCTGGCGTTGAATGTATCGACAAACAAAAGGAGCGCAAGAGATTTTTTTTGAGGGAGTGAAATTTTTCTGAAAATTTCTGTTGACAGGCGCGGAAGCCGATGGAATGGGCGTCAGCGGGTGGCGGGGAGTTTGTGCGGGTAGCGTTTGGAGCTGGCTTGCTTGCCCCATTCGAGGTCTATGTCGGGAATGCGGGAGGGACTGACGATGCCGATTTCGGAGGGGAGTTTTTCGGAGCTGGAAAAGGTCTCGGTATTCCAGGAGCCATCGGGCCAGCGGGCGCGGAAGAATTGCAGGGAAGCGCCGTTCTCGGGCCACCTCGGGAAGGAGTCGAACGAGGCGAAGCGGGGCGGGAGCGAAATGGTGACGGGTGCGGCTCCGAGAACATCGCCGTTCCAATCGACGATGCCGCCGGGTGGGCTGGTGCGGATGGTGATCTGGTGCGGCGGGAGCGTGGCGCGGCGCTCGGGCAGCGGCTCGGCGGGTGGCCGGGTGGCGCAGGCGGTGAGGAGGGCGCAGGCGGCTAGGATGGCGGCTCGGCGGGGCATGTCAGGTCGTGGATTTGTCCGATCCAGTCTTGTGGGAGTGGGGTTGCGGGGCTGTTGATGACCCAATGGCGAAATTCTCGGACGCTTTCAAGATCTCGGCACCAACATTCCCGCTCTGGGGCGCGGTTTTTCCCTGGGATTGAGCGAATGCCACGGGGTTGCTCGGCATCATGCCGAAGAACTGCCGGAGCGAGGCAACGACAACCTGCGAGCGCGACAAATTATTTTGCTCGGCGTAGGCGCTGACAAGCCTGTGCAAGTCCTCGGGCAGGCGGGTGTCGATTTTTTTATGATTCACGCCGCAAATGTCGGAAATTTTCAGATGAGCGCAATGTTTTTTATTTGACAGTCTGCAAAGTTCTGACAAATGTCGGCGCCGCATGAATGAGAAACCTAAACACCAACGCGTGACAACGCGGCTTCCAGAGCCGCTCTGTGAGATGATCCGCGAGCGAGCGGATAAACAAATGTGCAGCACATCGGACATCGTTCGGCAATCGTTGCTCGCTTTTTTTGCGGGTGGTTGTCAGACAAACACGGGCAAAACTCTGGCAGCCGAGGAGGTCGCAATATGAAACGGGAGCGGCTTTTTTTGGTGCGCGGGTTTGACCCGTTCACGGGTCCGGTGGGGGAATATTTTTGGGCAGCGACGCGCACGGCGGCGGAGGCGGCTTTTTTTGGCCGGTTCGGGCTGCGGGCTTCGAGCGTGGAGGGTGTGCGATGAGTGGCGCGGATTTTTTGCGCCTGGGCGGTTATTTTTTGGAATTTGCCGCGACGGTTGGGGTGCCGGTTTTCTTTTTAACCTGGGCTACCTGGAGGGCGGCGCGATGATTGAGCAGCATTGGAGCATTCAGAAACTAGCGGATCGCCTCGGGCTGGCTAAATCCTCGATTCATCGGGCGATCACTGAGGGGCGGCTGTCGGCGGTGTCCTTTGGGCACCGGCTCCTGATCCCTGAGAGCGCCATCGAGGCATATCTAGACTCGCACCGGCTGGGGCCGCCACTGCCCGACCGGAAGACTCGGCAAACGACACCCGCTCTTTCTTAACCCATGCCACCCGAGGACGCGCCGACGTCTTTTTTTTGCGCCCAAAATTCCCATGGGGTGAATACCCCAGAGGGAAAGACCCCATTGCAGACCGTGGAAGCTGCCTCCGCTGCCGCGCCTTTTCTTTTTTCGGAGGCGGAAATCGGGTTTGAGAAATTGGAGGCTGTCGGGGAGTTCACCGGCGAGAGGTTGCTTGCCCGGAGACCGGAGACATACCGGGCCCTGGTTCGGATGCTGGCGGAGGGATTGAGCGGGTCGAGCATCGCCCGGGCTTGTCAGGTCTCACGGAACACGGTGGCGGCTGTCCGAGAGCGGGAAGGGTTTTCCATAGAGCAGCAGAAAAAGGAGCTGCTGACGACGATTCGCCGGGGATCGCAAGTCGCCGCCGAGCGTGTGGTCGAGCTGATCCCGCACATCCAGAACGCGAAGGATGCCGCCATCACCCTGGCTGTTCTCGTTGACAAGGCGCAACTTCTGGCCGGTGAGGCGACGAGCCGAGTGGAGAGGGTTGACGCTACCGAGGACAAACTGCGGGACATGCTGGCTTCCCTGCCGGTCCTCGAGGCCGAGGTTGTGCCGGCAACCGGTCCAAGCTCCGGCGCGCCGGGACAAAAGGGGCCGGATGCCGGGGCGCTGCCTGGCCTGGCCGAGGCTCGGGTTGATATAGGATCAACTGCTTTCGAGGCCGTTTCCCTAGTGAGCGCCGAAGCGGGGGCCACTTTGGGGGACCACATGGCCGAGGCTGAGGAGGTTGAGCCGGTCGAGACGACACCCCGGGCCGAGGATTTGAGGGGGGGGGCGGGGGTCGAGATTTTGGCAGCCCCCCCACATCACACCACTCATTCGGGTTCACAGAAAATTTTATCCAAAGGCGACCCCTCCGTGCCTGCGCCAGAAGCCCCCTAGAAACCATTTTCCATTTCCAACCTATGCCTACCCTACAAAAAGAAAAAAAACCCGCGCCGGTCGCGCCTGTGGCGAAGCCGGAATACATCGAGGCCCAGATCATGGGCCGCGAGATCAACCCCGAATACCTCAGCCTCCGCGTGCCCGATGCGGATGGTAATTGGCGCAAGGCCCGGCTGCGCATCCCGCGCCGTCTAAGCCATTGCTTCAAAATCCACTCTACCGTGCGCGTCGCTGCTACCGCCGACCCCATGATGTTCGAGCCCTTCCCTTCCATCCTATGAGCGCCACAGAAGCTATTCTCTACTCGCTGGTTTCGCTCGGCTCATCCTTCGCTTGCTACCGCATAGGCCGCGACGAGGAAAAGAAAAAATGGCTCGCATGGTTTCGTGCGCATTATCCGAACCGCCTCAACTCCAAAAACTACCCCGAATGAAAAGCCGACTCCTTATCCTCGACACCGAGACCGGGGGGCTCGACCCCACCCAGCACGCCCTGCTTTCGCTCGCCGCCGTGGATAGCGCGGATGGCGAGGCGTTTACCGCACTGATACGCCCCTCGCCCGAGTGGATTTGCGACCCGCAAGCCCTCGCAAAAAACGGCCTCACCCTCGATTTTCTGGAAAAAAACGGGCGGCCCGAGCGCGAGGTTCTGCAAGACTTCGCCCTGTGGATCGGCGAGCGCCGCTGGCACATCATCGCCGGTTGCAATGTCGCCTTCGACCTCCTCTTCCTCACAGCCGCCTTCCACCGCCAAGGTCTCGCTTGGACGAGCCGGAAAAACATCGACCTCCAAGCCGCCGCCTGGCTCGCCCACGAGGCCGGTGACATCGCCCTGCCCATAGGGAAGGACGACCAGCCCCGCCTCTCGCTCGACCACATCGCCGCCACCCTCGGGTTCTCGCGCAGTGGCAAGACCCACAACGCCCTAGAGGACGCCCTCCTCACTATGGCCTGCCTCCACCGCCTCATCGCCCCCACCCCCCAATGAGAGAAGAAACTCGCAAAGCCCAACCCATGCCGCCCGATCTCCAACCCGTCACCCTCCACGACAGCCGCGCCGGTTGGAAAACCACCTTTAACGCCAAAGAAATCACCGCCGCCTGCAACCGCTGGCTCATGAAAAACGACGCCTCCTTTGCCAAATCCCGCCGAAAAAAATTCGGCCAAATTTAACCACTTTATGAACTGGATAAAAATGCGCAGCAATCTCTGGGACGACCCTCGCGTCGCCCGGATTTGCGACCTCACCCACAAACGCGAAGCCGAAGTCATCGGGGGCCTCTACTGGCTCTGGACGATGGCCGACCAACAGACCGCCGATGGACGCCTCGCTGGCTTTTCCCTCGCCGCCATCGACCGCAAGACAGGAATCAAAAACTTCGGAGCCGCCCTTGCTAAAGTTGGCTGGATTCTGGAAAGCGAAGAAGGCGTGGAGATTGCACGCTTTGATGAGCACAACGGAGCCTCCGCCAAACGCCGCGCCTCCGAGGCCAAGCGTATGCAATTCCTTCGCAAACCGAGCGCAATCCGTGCGCAACCGATGCGAACGGAAATCGAACACGATGCGCAGCTAGATAAGAATAGAATAGAATATACCCCTATAAGTCCCCAAGGGGACGAGGAATTGGAGTTGGATTGCGAGGAATCTTCCGCACCCGAGCATCCCGTTCTCACCCGCCTGCGCGATTTGTTCCGCATGAAACCCGGAACTGACTTCGACGCCTCCACCCACCGGGCTTGGCAAAAAAATAAAAAAAGCGCCGCCGCGCTCCCCGAGTCCGATTGGGCTCTCCTCGCGTGGGCCTACCGCCAGACCGAGGGCGACGCCTACCGCTTCCGTCGCCGCGACCCCGCCACCTTGCTGAATAACCTCCTTGCCGAAGTCCTCCGCGCCCGAGAATGGGCCAAGGCCGCCGGAGTCAACCCCACCGCCGCCCGGCCCCGGCCCACCGAGCCCGAAGGCTGGCAGGACATCATCACCTCCACCGATCCCAGCTACAACTGCACGACCTGGTTCGAGCTTCCCGAAAGCCTCCGCGCCTTCGTCCGCGAGCGCGTCGCGCAAATCGAAGCCGAAAACGCCGCCGCTACCGCCGCCGCCTGACCATGACCAACCCACTACCCGAAACCTCCCTCGCCGAAAAAGCCATCCTCGGCGCGGCGTTGCAGAATGGCACCACTGCCGACAGCGTGCTCGAAGCCATCCAGCCCGAGCAGCTTGTCTTGCCCGCGCACCAGATCATCTTGCGCGTCATCGCCGAGTTGCGCGAGGCCGCGAAGCCCGTCGATTTCATCATTGTCACCACCGAGTTGGAGAAGCGCGGCCAGCTCGGCGAGTGCGGCGATGCCCACTACATCACCGAGCTAGGCGCAGATTTCGCCCAAGTTGCGAACTGGCGTCACTACGCCAGCGAAGTCCTCGATACCTGGAAACGCCGCAAAATGCGCGCCGCCGCCCTCGCCATGGCCGAGGCCGCGAACGACTACGCCCTCACCACCGACGATGCGCAGGAGCGTTGCGAGCAAGTCCTCTACGGCCTCCGCGACCACACTACCCGCGAGAACCCCGTCGCCCCCTGCCGCGATGCCGTCGTCTCCGCCGTTGAGCACATCGAGGCCGTTTACCACAACCGGGGCAAAACCATCGGCCTCGCCACCGGCATCCATGATCTCGACCGCAGCACCGGAGGCTTCATGGGCGGCCAGATGATCGTCGTCGCCGCCCGGCCCGCCTGCGGCAAAAGCGCGCTCGGGATGCAGTTCGCCCTTCATGCCGTCAAGGAACTCGCTGTGCCCACGCTCGTTTTCTCGGTCGAAATGCCCGGGCGCGAGCTTATGGTCCGCGCCATTTGCTCCGAGGCCGGTGTCAATCTCCAGCGCCTCCGCGATGGATTTTTCGACCAACGCACCCTCGCCAATGTCGCCCACATCGCCGGAGGATTGGTGAAAAGCCCCCTCTTCATCGACGAGACCCCCGGCCTCACCGTCGCGCAATTCCGCGCCCGCGCCCGCCGCGCCAAGGCTGCCCACAAGATCGGCCTCATCGTCGTGGACTACCTCCAATTCATGCACGGCAGCGGCGACGCCGCCCGCCAATCCCGCGCCCTCGAAGTCTCCGAGATCAGCAAAGCCATCAAGACCGTCGCCAAGGAACTCGACATCCCCATCGTGGCCCTCGCCCAGCTCAACCGCGACGCCGATGGCGACCACACCAAGCCCAAGCTCTCAAACCTCCGCGAGTCCGGCGGCATCGAGCAAGACGCCGACACCGTGCTCCTCATCCACCGCCTCGATAAAAACAAAAAACGCGCAGACGAGGACGCCGAGCCCATGGATCACAACACCCTCCTGATCCTCGCCAAGCAACGCAACGGGCCTACTCCCGAGATCAAGCTGAACTTCATCGGCGAGCACACCGTCTTCCGAAATGTCACCGAAAAACAATACAGCAACAACATGAACCAAAGACAGAAATGAAATTAACCACATCGAACCCAGAGAACATGGAGAAACGAAAATGGATTTCAACGGATCTCGCCCTGCCTGATGACGACGCCACCGTGCTGATCCACATCGCCGATGGCGAAGTGTGGACCGGATTCCTTGATGCCGGAACCTGGCGTTATGTTTCCGGCGATAGCATTGAGGCCGAAGTCCTGCATTGGCGTCCTTTTCCAGAACCACCGGAGGTCGCAAAATGAGTGAGCCCTACCAATGCAACGCCTGTGGCCGCGAGTGGCAGGATCACCCGGGAGTGGAGCCGACTTGCAAGCTGGCCATGGATTTGGCCGTCACGCTCAAGGAAGTGCTCACCTACACCTCGCCCCCCGAATACTCGCGGGACATCACCGAGCAGGAAATTTATTTCGACCTCATCGAGAAGGCCCGCCGGTTGATCGTAAAGTCTCGCCATTTTTCGGAATGACCTGCCCCGCCTGCCAATACCCCCGCAGCTCGGTGGTCAACACCCGCTCCGGCCAGCGCCGCCGCGAGTGCCGCCAGTGCGGGGTGCGGTGGAACACCCTCGAAATCCTCGGGCCGGGCAGCATCCAACCTCGAAAACCCATCCCCAAAAAACAAAAACCCGAGCCGGAATCATGGCTCACCCGCATCGAAGAAAAACTCAACTCATGAACGCCCTCCGCGATTACATCGAAGCCTTCAAGCTCGACGAAACCTCAGTCCTCAACCTCCTCCAAGATCACGGCATCATCAGCGATGAATGCGTGCTCGCCGAGGAAGTGGGGGATTCCGGCAAGGCCATCTCCTGGCTGGAACTCAACCGCGAAAAATTGTGATTCCGCAAACGCCGCACCCCGTCGTTCCCGAAATCCTCGTCGAAGGCCGCTCGCCGGATGGCCGCATTGTGCTCGTGCACGAAGGCCGCCGCGTCGCCGCCAGCGAAGAGCAATTCCTCGCCATCCACCGCCAGCGCGAGGAGCAGATCGCCCGAATGGCCGAAGACCCTTGGCGCTACGGGTGGCTGAATCCCGCCTGGGCCCGCGCCGATGCAGCCTTTGCCAGCCTGCGCGAGCAATTCCCCAAAGGCGTCACCGAGCTGTTGATCCTCGGCGGCAACCGCTCCGGCAAGTCCCGCTACTTCGCCCGTCGCGCCATGCAGCATCTCGTGAACAAGCCCGGCGCGAAGGTCTGGTGCCTGCAATCCACCGAAGCCGCCTCCATCCAAAACCAGCAGCCCTATTTGTGGGAATACCTCCCCGCCGAGTGGAAGCCCATGGCCAGCGGAAAACTAAAAAAAGGCGCGGTCGCCAACATCACTTATTCGCAAAAAGGAGGCTTCACCGAGAACTCCTTCGTGCTGCCGAATGGCTCCCAATGCTGGTTTAAATTTTACTCGATGGATGTCACCTCCATCGAAGGCTCCGAGTTGAATTTTGTGTGGGCGGATGAGCTTGTCACCCCGGATTGGATCGAGGCTTTGCGTTTCCGTTTGCTCACCCGCGATGGCGAACTAGGCGTCGGCTTCACGCCCGTTGAAGGCTACACGCCCACCGTGAAAGAATACCTCGACGGCGCGACCACCATCGAGGAGTGCCCGGCTCCGCTTCTCCCCCGCTACAAAAACGGAAATCTCGTCGGTCTGGAGTCCGTTCCCCGCATCCAGCAATGCACCCGCGAGAAAGCCCGGGTTGTTTATTTCCACACCGCCGACAATCCCTTTGGAAACCCCGAGGCCATGGAGACCGAACTGCGAGGCTCCAACCGCGAGCGCATTCTAATGCGCGCCTACGGCGTGCCGACCAAGGCAAAGCTCTCGATGTTTCCGAAATTCCGCGATCAAGTGCACATCGTGCCGCATGACAAGATTCCGAAGGATGGCACCTGCTACCACTTTGTGGATCCCGGCGAAGGCAAGACCTGGGCGATGCTCTGGGTGCGCTTCACGCCCGATGGCCGGTGCTGGGTTTACCGCGAGTTTCCCGATCAAATTTCCTACATCGAAGGCGTCGGCCAAGCCGGGCCATGGGCCGAGCCGGATGGCCGACTCCTCGATGGCCGCCCAGGTCCCGCGCAAAAAGCCTGCGCCGGGTTTACCTTCGCCGATTACAAGCGCGTCATCGAGCTGGCCGAGAAGGAAGACGCCGCCGAGCCGATTGAACGATGGATGGACAGCCGCTATGGCAACACCCCCAGCATGACCGAGGAAGGCGTCAAAACCCTCATCGACCAATGCGACGAGAAAATGGACATGCAATTCCGCGCCACCTCCGGCAAAGCCATTGTCGAAGGCGTCGCCGTTATCAACGACATGCTCGGCTACGACGACACCCGCGAAGTCGATGCCACGAACTCGCCGAAACTCTACATCAGCGAGCGTTGCCAAAATCTCATCTTCTCGCTCAAGACCTGGACCGGCGCGGATGGCAAAAAATCCGCGAGCAAAGATTTCATCGACATCCTCCGCTACCTCGCCCTCGCCGATGGCGTCGGCTACCAAGACCCCGAAGGGCTACGCGCTCGCGGTGGGGGTTGCTACTAACTTGACACCATCCCCCTATAATTCAGCCATGCCACTCTTGCTCCGCCGCCGCGATGTTTTGGACCGGCTTGGAATCACGACCAAGCAACTCGACAAGCTCATCTCCACCGGCCTCATCAAGCCCGTTCGCAAACGCGGCTGCCGATCCTGGTTCCGCGCCCGCGACCTCGAAACAATATGACCAAACGCACCGACAACATCGGCTCCCTCTCCCGCAACAAGCGCAAAGAAAAAGAGACGCACCCCGACTTCAAAGGCTCCTGCACCATCGCAGGCGTGGCCTACTGGATCAGCGGCTACATCAACGAATCCCGCGACGAAGGCGGCGGCAAATACTTCAAACTCTACTACGAGCCCAAGAAAACCGAATCCTCCGATTCGCCCGCCCCGGCGGCTTCCGCTGCCGCTTCAGAAATCGAACCATGGTAATGAGCGCCGAGGAACTTGAAGCCGCCTGGTGCGTGCCCGCCGAGGAACCTTGGTTCCGTGCGCTCATGAAGCGACTCGACGACCACATCGCCGACTCGCAAATTTTCGTGACGATGCCCGCGAGCGCCCAAAATCACGGCACCCTCGCCAGCGCCGCCGGGCGACTCGACGCGCTCCTCACGCTCCGCGAAGACCTCGCCGCCGCCCGAGCCGAGGCATTCGAGGCCAAGAAATAATTCCCCCCTCCGTGCCCTCCGTGTCCTCGGTCTTGAATTTATTTTCTCCCCGTTTCTGCCCGTTTCTCCCCGTTTGCTCCCGTTTCGCCAGCACCCTCTAGGCGGGCCCGATTTCTTGTGGCAGTCCCCTCATCAGCGCGAGGGCTGCACCGGCTCGCCGCGCCACCCGTGGAAATGTGCGGGCGGCGCTAAAACCCACCGGTCTGGATCAGGACTTGGAGACCACATCCCATGGGACAAGCAGACGAAAGCATTCAACTCGGAGACATCCTTGACGAGCTCGGAATTCAACTTCCGACCGTCGATGAACCAACAGCCCCGGAATCAACCCCTGAGGAGCCAACAGACGCCGAGCCGACAGAAGAAATTGACACCACCACCGACGACGACACCGCCGACGAATCCAACGATTCGACCGACGAGCCGGAATCGACCGAAGAAACCGACGACACCGAGGAATCCGAAGAGGAGCCCGAGGAGGACGCGCCCGAGCCAGCGCCGGAAAAATCCGTGCAAAAACTCTCCAAGCGCGTGGACAAGCTCACCGCCCGCGCCAAAAGCGCCGAGGAGCAAGCCGCCGCACTCGAAAGCGAATTGGCCCAAACCAAAGAAGCTCTCGCCAAAGCGCAACCCATCATCGTCCAGGATGCCGCCGACCCGCTCGCCGACATCCAAGATGCCGCCACCCTCGAAGCCCGCCTCACTGCCGCCAATACCGTTCTCGACAATGTGCCCGACCTACTCGCCAAAGCCGAAATCGAAGGCGGCGAAGTGGAAGTGCCGATGGGCAACGGAGCCGTGCAGAAGTTCACCAGCGCCCAACTCCGCGACCGATTGAATATGGCGAAAGCCATTGTGCGCGGCGAGTCAAACAAGCGCGCCTACTTCGCCCAACGCGAGACCTACATCGCCGAAGCACGGAACAGCTACCCGGAGATTTTCCAAGAGGGCGCTCCCCTGCGGAAAGTCATGCAGGAAAGCCTGCGCGCCCACCCCGCGCTGGCCAAGCTCCCGAACCTCGAACTCATCATCGGTGACGCCATGCGAGGCCAAGCCCTCCGCTTCCAACAACTCGAAGCGGTTCGCAAAAACTCCGCAAAACCCGAGGCCAAGGCCAAAACCGCCGCCCCGGCCAAAGTCGCTCCCAAGGTGCCACAACCTTCCGCTGCGCCCCGCGCCAAATCCGCCCCGAATGCCTTAGCCGCTTTGAAACAAACTGGCAGCCGTGAGGCCGCCGAATCCTTCGTCGCAGCCCTGCTCGACGACTAACTCCAAACCTTAAATCCAAAATAAAATATTATGGCTACATCCATCCTCACCGTTAAAGGACAACACGAAGACCTGTCCGACGCTATGGTTCTAATCGAACCAGGCGATACCCCGATCTTCTCCATGTGCAAAAAGGGCAAAGAGCCCGCCAATGTGCTTTTCCAATGGCCCGTTGACCGCTACGACACCCCGAACACCGATGGCGTTCTCGCCAACGCGGCTGTCACAACCTACGCCGACAAGCACGCCAACCGCGAACTGCTCTCGGGCCGTGTCATGAAGGCACGCCGGGCGTTTCAGGTTGATGATTTCGTCGAAAATGTGGCCGATCTCGCTGGCGTGGGCAAAAAGCAAGCCTTCAACAAAGCCGCTGCGAAAGCCCTCGTTGAGCTGAAAATCGACATCGAGTCTGTCATGGGCTCCGACAATGATTCCGTCCCGGCTTCCGGCAACCAATCCTCCGGCGGTGTCGCCAACAAAACCCGTGGCCTCGGCTCATGGATCAGCAACTCGGCTCAGTCTGACGCCGCGACTGCCGTTCCTGCTGCTTACCGCACACCAGCCGCTTCGATCAATACGACTGCGCCGGGCAGCCTCACCGAGTCGCAAGTGATCGACCTTATGGAAAGCATCTTCACGGTGCGCCGCCAGCGTCGCAACTACGACCTCGTTTGCGGCACTGCGTTGAAGAAAGCCTTCTCGGGCTTCATCCGCACCTCCGCAGGCAGCACAAATGTCATGTCCTCCGTTCGCACCTTCACGCAGTCCCTCGACAGCAAAAAGATCAGCAGCGTGATCGACATATATGAGTCGGATTTCGGCACACTGAGCCTTCACCCCAGCGTTTACCTGGGCGGAGACGACGCCGCTGAGAAAGCCGCCCGTGGCTATGTGCTCGATATGGACATGGTGGAAATCCGGTTCAACCGCAAACCCAACATGCAAAAGCTCCCTGTCGATGGAGCCGGTCCTCGTGGTTATGTCGATGCCATCTTTGGCGTCGCCTGCGCGAATCCCGAAGTCCTCGGCAAGTTCGCCTACGCCACACCCTGATTTGGGTTAATCAGCCGGGGGCGGCCCTCGCGCCCCCGGCTCTAGCTCTATGCCAAACGACGAACTCAGAGACCTCCTTTCCGAAATTCCCTCCGATCTCGCCGAGGGCGCGAGGCAGGAACTCGCCGAGCAGTGGGAGCAAAAAGCGATCCACGCCGAGGCCCGCCAAGCGGCCATCGCCGCCGACCGCGCCTCCACCCCGCTCAACGCCGTGGATGGAATCGGGTATCTCGATATGTCCGTCGATGCACAGATTTACCATTGGTGGAATGCCAAGGTGCCAGGCTGCTGGCGCGACAAGGAATTCCGCACTTGGTTTAAGAAAAATTTCCCAACGACCGTGGTGAGATCCGGTGGCACCGGCAAAACCATGATCCTCATGCCGGGCCTCGGGAAAGCCGCCTAATGAAAGACAACGAGGACAAGTCCGACCTCAACTATTGGATTCGCGAACTCACCACCGCCGCCACCGATGCGTCGTGGTATTCCACCCGCCGAGCCGATAACTACGACACCCGCCTGGCGTATTGGGATGGCCAATCCAGCGATGGCCGCAAATGGAGCGGCAACTACCGCAAGAAAATCTTCCCCTGGGAAGGCGCGAGCGATGCCCGCATCCGCCTGGCCGATTTTGTTTCCAACCGCGAAACCCAACTTTGCCTCACGGCTACCTTTTCCTCCCGCCTGCAAATGCTCCCCGTCGAATCCACCGACGGCATCTTGCAACAACGCAGCGAGTCTTTGCTCAAGTGGATGCTTTACACCCATTGCGCCGACGACCTTCGCCGTGAACTCGAACTCGCCCTCAACTTCCGCGCCACCTACGGCCTCGCCGTGATGGGCGTTTTCTGGCGCACCACCAGCCGCGTCGAGATTAAGACCTATAACCTCGACACGCTCCTCGCCATGCTGGCCGAGACGCAAGACCCCGCGCTCGAAGCCTTCATCGGCTCTGTCCTCGACCCGCTCCAAGAGGATGCCGCCATCGAACTCGCCGATCAATTCGCCCCCGGCGCTGGCACCGCAGCCAATATCAAAAAGCTCCGCGAAGGTGGCGAAGTGGAAGTCCCCACGCCCTATGTCTTCGAGAGCCGCCCGGAGTGGTGCGCGCTGGAGCCATTCAACGACATCGTTTTCCCCGCCGCCACCTACGACCTCCAGCGCGCCCCGTGGATTGCCCGCCGCGAAATGGTCACTTGCGAAGAACTCCGCGAGCGCATCGCCACCGCTGGCTACGACGAGGATTTCGTCGAGAAAGCCGAGCGCCAAAAAGGCTCCTCGCTCTGGCCGATTATCGTTCAGCAATCCGCAAGCCGCCGCGACCACCTTCTCTTCGAGGAATACCGCGACATGGTGGAACTCTGGCACATTTACTCCAAGGAGGAGGACGAGATGACAGGTGCTACGAAACTCATGTGCCGCGTCGTCCACTCCTCGATTAGCGACGCCGCCGCCAAAGAAGAAATCCTCGAATACGCGCACGGCCAATATCCCTTTATCGAACTCCCCCGCGAGCGCATCAGCCGGTGCCTCATCGAAGCACGGGGCATTCCCGAAATTGTCGGCACCATGCAGCAGGAAATCAAAAGCCAGCGCGACTACCGCAGTGATCGCGCCAGTGTGTCTATAATGCCCCCAATGCGCGTGCCCGCGAACAGGGGCAAGCTCGACATCATCCTCGGCCCCGGCGTGCAAATCCCCGAGCGCCGCGCCAACGAGTTTGGCTGGCTGCCGCCTCCGCCTTTCGACCAAGGCACCATCGAGATCGAACGCGCCGTCCGCCGGGATGTGAACGAATATTTCGGCCTGGCCGGAGAAGGCGTCGATCCGAACTACGCCCAGCTTGCCACGCAGCACACGGTGGATCGCTGGCTCCGAGATTTCAAAGCCATCGTCACGCAGACCTGGCAGCTCATGCAACAATACATGCCCCCCGTCCAAATCCTCCGAGTCTCGGGCGGGCAGAACATTCCTTTTTCCGCCAACCGCGAGGACATCCAAGGCAAATTCGATCTCTCCGTCACTTTCGACGCCAAGCAGCTCGATAGCGAACTCCTCGGCATCAAGCTCGAATACATCACCAAAAACCTTGTGCCGATGGACAACATGGGAGTCATCGACCGCGCCGGGCTGGTGAAGTTTATTATGTCCACGGTCGATCCGAACATTGCCGACCTCATCGTTCGCGACCCCGGCCCCGCCGCCCAGATCGAGGCCGACGAGGAACAGCTCGCCTACACCAAGATCGCCGCCGGGACAGAGCCGCCGTTGCCGCAGGAAGGCGTCAACTTCCAACTCCGCGCCCAAGTCCTCCAAGGCATTATCCAAGCGAACCCCGCCATCCAGCAGCGCCTCCAGCAAGACGAAATTTTCCGCAAGATGATCGAGGCGCGAATGAAGGCATTCGAGTTCCAAAATCAACAACAACAAAACGCCGTCATCGGCCGCCAAGGCACGCTCCCCGCCTTGCAACAACCCACCGCGTGAAAGCCGTCACCTACAAATCCCTTCGCGATGGTGTGATTAGCCGCATGGGCCTTGATGCCTCGCTCACGCAGCTCACAAGCCAATCCGCCGCCCTCGCCGAGTATTTGCAAAGCGCCCTCGATAGCATGTGGGATTTTTACCCGTGGCCCGATGTCACGCTCACCGAGCAACGCACCCCTGCCACGCACACCATCCACGCTGAGGAGCCTGGCGAAGCCGTCATCGGCGAGTTTTTGGAAATTTACGACAACAACCCCGACGACGATTCGCAGCTCTCGAACAACCTCCCATACACATCCACCGGCACCGCCGCCGTGTTGTCCTCTGATTTCCATGTGCCGTCTGCTCCCGTGTGGGTGCGGTTTCGCGTTCCCGCTCCGGTCTTCACTAGCTCCGTTTACTCGGCCGTCACCGCCTATGCCCCAGGCGATGTCGTGTATCACGAATCGACAGGCGATTGCTACCTCTGCACCGCCGCCTCCACAGGCAATGTCCCGACCAATTCCTCCTACTGGCGTCGCCAACTCATCCCCGCCTACCTCGGCGAGCCCGCCAAACTCCACGCCCTTGCCGAGACCCAGCAGGAAGACGGCCAATACGACAAGGCCAACTACCTTTTCGCACGCTCACGCGGCCTCCTCGAAGACCGTCAAGACGATTTCTGGATGAAGCGCGACCGCTATCACCACTTCACCGCCCGCTTCCAATAACACCCCACTTGACAACCAACCCACATAATTATCCATGAACGCACGACTAGTCACACGCAACGGCGGCACCTCCGAGGTCGCCACATCCGCCACCGGCGCAAATTTCGTCGCTCTCCCAACCTTCCGCGCCACCAAGGTCACCCTCTTCAACTACACCGGCCAAAAGATCGATTGGAAGATCGACTCGGGCTCGTTCATCGAGCTGAACAACAACCTCGCCGTCGCCATCGATGGCCTCGTGGGCTCCCAGCAGGTCAGCGTCCGCCGCACCGACCTGAGCGGGTCGCCCGTCACGGTCAAGTTCCACTACGCCGACTAAGCGATGCGAATTTTCCCGCTCACGCCCAGCGCCGCGCAGGCCGCGATTGTTTCCTCGGGAACGCTCGCGGACCTCACCTCCGCGCAGCTTGGGTTGATTCAAGAAGGTTCGTTCGTCACCACCTCGGACGGCAAACGCTGGCAATACAAAGGCGCCGGCGACAAGACGCTCTCCGCCTCCTACATCCTCATCTCCGACGAATCGCCGGAGTGGGCGGCTATCGAGAACAAGCCCGTTCTCGACTTCAACAGCTTCACCTTTTCCGGCAACGGCACGCAGACGGTTTTCAGCGTCACCGGCCTCGCCGACAACAACCCTTCAAACACTTTCGTCAACATCAACGGCGTGTCGCAGGAGCCCGGCAGCGACTACCAGGTCAACGCCGCCGCGCAGACCGTCACCCTCTCCAGCCCGCTTCCAATCGGCAACAAGCTCGTTGTGACAACTCTCGGTCTCATCCCCGTCGAAACGACTGCAACCGCAGGAGCACTCACCAACACCAGCGTTGTCGATGGAGGAGTTTTTTAAGCCATGACAACTCTCACAGCCGATCAATTCGCCAGCCAGCTCGACCTCTCCGCGAAGACCATCGTCCTCCCGGTCGAGACCGACGCCGTTGTCCACTATGTGGACCGGTCAGATTTTCCGACGGTGGGCCGCCTGAAGCGCCTCTATGTCCAGCAAAATTCGGGAGTCGTCTGGGCGTGGACCGGAACCGGCTACCAGAAAACCTCCCCGACCACCGACGAATTCGCCGCATTGCAAGGCGAGGTCGATCT